GTTTCCCAGTCACGATCAAGAGGGGTAAGTAATCATGAGCGGACCAGGTATCGCCAGTGGGTTCACGGATCAGGGCTCGAACAGCTTTGAGAATCTCATCGCCGGTGACTTTCCACGGATTTCGCGGAAGGTGACCATTCAGGCCGGTGCTGATCTCGTAGCAGGTTCCGTGCTCGGTCAGATCGCTGCCAACAGTAAATACATCGTATCGCTGTCGGCGGCCGGCGATGGCTCGGAGACACCGACCGCAATCCTCGCCGAGGATGCGGCCGCCGCATCCGCCGATGTCGAGGCATTGATCTGGGAAACCGGTGATTTCAACGAATCGGCGCTGACTGTCGGCACCGGTCACACCATTGCCTCGATTCGCGCAGGGCTGCGTGCATTGAGCATCCACTTCCACAAGAACCTCGCGGAGTAATCGACGATGGATATTAGTATCTTTGGCACGCATGTGCTCAACGACGTGGTGCGCAGCCTGGAGGAACCGTCGACGTTCTTGCGGGATCTCTACTTCCGGCGCGTGCAAACCAGCGATTCGGAAGACATTCATTTCGATATCGAAAAGAATGCTCGCCGGATCACGCCGTTCGTGCATCCCACGCAGGCCGGCAAAGTGGTTCAGAACCAGGGCTACCAGACCAAGACCTTTAAACCGGCATACGCAAAGGACAAGCGCCGCTTCGATCCCAAGAAGCCTCTGAGCCGGATGATGGGCGAGGCGATCGGCGGGTCGATGACAGCGATGCAGCGCCGGGAGGCGGCCCTCACGTTGGCGCTGGAGGATCAGCTTGAGATGCTGGCCCGCCGTGAGGAGGCCATGGGCTCGGAGGCGCTGCGCCTTGGGCAGGTGACGGTAACCGGTGAGAATTACCCCACCGTGGTTGTCGATTTCCAGCGCGATGCGGCGCTGACGATCACGTTGGCCGGCGCTGCGCGTTGGGGGCAGTCGGGCGTTGAGCCTCTGGACAACCTAGAGGATTGGGCGGACCTGGTTCACCAGAAGTCGGGGGCGACGGCGAATGTTGTCACCATGGACCCGCTGGCGGCTCGCCTGTTCAAGTCCAATGCAAAGGTTCAGACATTTTTGGATACCCGCAGGGGTTCACAGTCTGTGCTGGAGCTGGCCCCGCGTCTGGCCGGGCAGGCCAATATGAAGGCGCGCTTCCTAGGCACTATGGGTGATTTGGAATTCTGGTCCTACCAGGAACGCTATCTCGATGAGAACGGCGTCGAGCAGAAGATGATGCCCGACAACACCGTGATCCTCGGCGATCCCATGGAGGCGATGGGGGCGAAGGCGTACGGAGTCATTCAGGACGAGGAGGCGAGCTACGAGTCGGATCGGTTCTTCGCCAAGTCGTGGCTGGAGAAAGACCCAGCGCTGCGGTGGTTGCTGCTGCAGGCGGCACCGCTGGCTGTGATGCTGCGCCCGAACGCCACTCTTTCAGCCACTGTTAACTAAGGGAGCGCCCATCATGAAAGTCGTATGTGCTTACACCACACAGGTGGCGCCTGGCAAGTCAGTTCCGCCTGGTACCGAAATCGATCTGAAGCAAGACGAGGCTCTGGCAGGAATTGCCGCTGGCCGCTACTACGAGCCGGGCGATAACCCGTTCGTTCAGCCTACCATGGCCAATACGGAAGAGCCGCCCCCGTCGCAGGAAGAGCTTGATGCGCTGATGCAGAAGATCGACGACGCGAGCAAGGCGGCGGCCGATGCCGAGGATGATGCAGAAAAACGCATTGCGGCGGCAAAGAAGGCGGTGGAAGAGGCCGAAGCGGCGGCAAAGAAGCGTATCGCTGATGCCGATAAGGCCGGCAAAGGCGGTAAGTAACATCAACAATCATCATCATTAGTGAGAGGGCGGCTCTTGTGGCCGCCCTGTTTTAGCTTATGGGCGACGACCTTCTGGACGACATTCTGAATGAAAGCGTTGAGTCCGCTATTGGCAATGCGAGCGCGATCGTTGTTCCAGAAGATGGTCATTGCCCGCCGTATCTGATTGCTGATGGCATATTCGATCCGGGCGACTACAGCGGCGAGGACTTTGGCATCGAAGGCGTTGTGGTCGCTTTTTCTTGCAATGGTGCTGCCGCTCGTGATGCTGGTATTGGCGATGAACTTTTCATCACGTGGCATAAGAGCGGCCAGCAGGTCTCTACGAAGATCGTCAACAAGCAACCGGACGACGGAGGATGGACGCGATTCATGCTCCATAAGCAGGATTGACGATTGGCGCTGCGATTCCAGGTCAAGAATGACTTCTCGCAAGTCAGGCGACTAAGCAAAGACCTCAAGAGGAAGATCGTTCCGAAGGCGACCTCGAGCGCCATCAACAAAACCACGCAGCAGATGCGTACGCGTGTTGTACGCGAGGTAGCACCTGCTGTTGGCGTCATTCAAAAAATCATCAGGGCTCGCACAAGGATAGAGAGATCCAAGCCCAAGACGTTAGTTGCAACGCTCATAGCCCGAGTGGCGGGCGTGTCAATGATAGACATCAAGCCGGTGTCTGAGGGCGCCGGGGGCGTGACTGCTGGCAAGTTTCACAGGCAGGGCGCGTTTATCTCCAAGGACAAGACCGGCAAGAAGCGAGTATTTAAGCGGCGCGGAAAATCCAGGCTGCCCATCGACAAGCAAACGGTGTCGATTGAGAAAGAGGTCGATGGCGCCGCAAAGGGTCTTTTGGACAGCTTCGTGCCCGACAAGTACAAGGAAATATTCAACCGTGAGATGCGATTCAGGCTCAGTAAGCGGAGGTCATGAGTGCACGCTAGACAACAGATACGGGCAGCGTTCGCAACAGCGCTGACCGGACTTACTCTGACTGAAAACAGGGTTTATCCATCCCGCGTGATTGAGTGGGATCGGGATCGCAATCTTCCGGGTCTGGCCATCTACACGACAGAAGACGCCAAGGTTCCAGAAGAGGATGTGATGGGCGGGGTCGAGCTGCACGACCTTGAGGTGATCGTAGAGGCGCGGGCTGTGAAGGCCGAGGGCGTAGATAACCTGCTCGACGACATCTGCGTTGATGTTGAGGCTGCTGTATTTGCGGACGTTGGCATTAACGCACTGGTGATGCGTCACCAACTCGTGCAAACCGAAATAGAATTCGGCGGCGACGACCAGGACACTCACACGGCGAAGGCCGAGATGGCCTTTTCGGTCTGGTATCGGATCAATCGCAGTGATCCCGAAACGATCATTACATGAGGAATCAAACATGCCAATCATGAAAGGGCCGGGCAAGGATGGATCTGTTGTCCATGTCATGCCTTCCCAGGTCGACAATATGAAACAGCGTGGCTACACGGTTGCTGAGACTAGCGAACAAGCGCCCGCTCGAACTGCAACCGATGAGCAGAGAGGTAAGGAGAAATGACCGCATTTACTGGGCATAACGGCGGCGTCAGTGTCGGCGCGAACGTAGTTGCTGAGGTGAAGTCGTTTTCGGTTGAGGAGACGGCCGAGCCTCTTGATGCGACGGCTATGGGGGATTCAACGCGGGAATTCCTGTCGCCCAACCTGACGCAGTGGTCCGGGCAGCTTGAAGCGCATTACGATCCGGGCGACACGAACGGGCAGGGCGCCCTTACTGTGGGGACAACGGTCTCATTGACGTTGTTTCCAGTCCAGAACTCTACTGGTAACGAGCAGTTGGCCGGCAGTGCCATCATAACCAGTGTAGGCCAGGCCAGCGCCGTCAACGAAGTTGTTTCCCGCACTATCCAATTCCAGGGTAGTGGCGTACTCACGAGGTCGACTATTTCATGAGCAAAGAAAGCAAGCCAAAGTGCTCCGAGCTGTACAAGGTTCTTCAATCGCTTCCGGAGGGAGAAAGGCAGGCTGTTGAAGTGCCGGAAATCGTCTTGGACGGTGATATGCCTTTCGTGGTGTACTTCAGAGAACTGACGTTGCAGGAAACCAAGGCATGCATGGCGAAAGCGGATGGCGACAACCAGGAACTGTTGTGCTACGTCTTCATGGAGAAAGCTGAGCGCGAAGACGGCCAGAAGTGGGCCAATGTTCTCGACAAGACTTATCTTATGAACAAGATCGGCCGCAGTCTTATCCAGAATATTGCTGAGAAGATCATCGACTACAACAGGTTCACGGTAAAAAACTTGTAGACGACGCGGAGGAGTTCTGCGTCTTGTATTTAGCTGACCGATTCAAGGTCAGCCCTTCCGAAATAGAGCGTTGGTCAAGAAGGGATTTCGACCGAATGCTCCGATATCTCGATTTCATTGGTGAGCATCCGGACAAGGTGAGGCTGAAGAGCGGGCAATGACCAGGAAAGCGAGAGCAACTTACGAAGTAGCTGCCAAGGACAAAACCGGTCCGGGTCTCAGTAGCGTCGAACGCCGGCTGCAGCGAGCTGAACAAGCAGGGCGCCGCCTTGGTGGGGCGCTTGCGGCTGTTGCTGGCCCTGCTGCCCTGGGCTTGTTGACAGCGCGTTCCCTGAAAGCCATCGACGCACAGGCCAAGCTCGCCGATCGACTCAACGCGAGCACTGAGGGCCTTGCGCGCCTCCAGCTACAGACTCGTCTGGCCGGTCAATCCAACGAAGTTCTGTCTTCGTCTCTCGAGCGCATGCAGAAACGCCTCGGTGAGGCCGCTGCAGGTGGCGGCGCAGCCATCCGGTTCCTTGAGCAAATGAACCTGGATGTCAACGAGCTGAACCGCATGAAGGCCGATGAGCAGTTTGAGCGCATCGCCGAATCCATTCGCGGGCTGAGCAATCGCAATGAGCAAGCCGCTGCAACGGCGGCTATATTCGGCCGGGAAGGCGTCCGCATGCTCAACCTGATCGATGGGTTGGGTGAGGGTTCTGAACGCGCCGCTGAGTTGGTCGACAAGCTCGGTGTTGCCGTCTCCAGGGTCGAGGCCAACCCCTCGATCGTGACTGGGAAAC